ATCTAAATAGAGATATTAATGATCAAGATGGTCCCACAAATGGATCAAGTTTAATCTCTACCTTAACAGCAATGGAAATAACAGCATAAATGGCAATAATTCCAGGAAAGAAAAATTTTACTGTTGATAGGAGAGCAGACTTTCCTATTAAATTGACATTTAAAGATTCTACTGGATCGGCAATAAATCTCACTGGATATACTGTTGCTGCACAAGTTTACGATGAATCACGTTCCACAAAATATGCTGATTGGGCGATAACATATACAGATAGAGCTAATGGAATTATTGATATGAATTTATCTGACACAGATACAGCAACTTTCACTCCGAATGTTTTGAAATATGATGTATTACTAACAGAACCAAGTGGTAGCAAAAACTATTATTTAGAGGGTACACTATTTGTAAGTGAGGGTTACACAGTATGAGCAATCCTAATCAAGTTGTAGTTAGTCAGGTATCTGATGTAACTACAGTTGAGATCACAACGCAAGGGCCACAAGGTCCTGCTGCTGCTGGTGTTACTTTTGATGTTACTGGTAAAGTTGACAATGCCATCTTTTATTACCACGCTGCATCTGATACCTTTAAAGCAGATTCAACAACTACCAAACTAACACTCGTAGACGGAGGAAACTTCTAGTGGCTAACACAATTAGGATAAAAAGATCAACTGGATCATCAAACCCAGGGTCATTAGAAAATGCTGAAGTTGCTTTTAGAGAAGGTGATGAAGTCCTAATCTATGGTACGGGCACAGGAGGATCTGGAGGTTCAGCTACAAGTATTATTCCTATCGGTGGTAAGGGAGCATTTTTTGATAAGGCAACAACAAGAACAACAAACCATGTATTAGCTGGTGCTGCTTCTGGAAGTGCGGCTGCACCTACATTTAGAGCATTAGTAAGTGATGATATTCCTTCAATAGCACATACAAAAATATCTGATTTTGATGCAGGTGTAAGAGTAAATACATTGGCAGAAATGGCTGCTCCTGCTGCTGCTGTATCTTTAAACTCTCAGAAGATTACATCGTTAGCAGATCCTACTGCTGATGGTGATGCTGCAAATAAAGGATATGTAGATGGTGTTGCACAGGGATTAGATATAAAAGATTCTGTAAAAGTTGCAACTACAGCAAATATCACACTTTCTGGAACGCAAACTATTGATGGTGTAGCGGTTTCTGCTGATGAAAGAGTACTTGTTAAAGACCAAAGTACTTCTTCGCAGAACGGACTGTACCTTTGTAAAGCAAGTACATGGACAAGAACTGATGATTTAGCTGCTGGTGCTGACGCTGCTGGTGCTTTTGCCTTTGTTGAGCAAGGAACTGTTAATGGCGATAATGCGTTTGTATGTAGTTCAGACAAAGGAAGTGCAGTCACAGGAACAAATAATCTAACCTTTGTTCAGTTCTCTGGTGCTGGTCAAGTAATAGCAGGAAATGGACTAGATAAATCTGGTAATACTTTATCTGTTGACCTTAAGGCTAATGGTGGACTTGTAATTGAATCTACTGAAGTCGCTGTTGATCTTGCTGCTAGTTCTATAACAGGTACTCTTGCAGTTGGAGATGGAGGTACAGGATCAACCTCTGCTTCGGCTGCTAGAACTGCTCTCGGATTAGCGATTGGAACGAATGTACAGGCTTTTGATGCACAATTAACCGATATAGCTGGTTTAACTCCAACAGATAGCAACTTTATTGTTGGTGATGGATCAAACTTTGTTCTCGAATCAGGAGCTACAGCAAGAGCATCTTTAGGGGCACAGGCATCGGCAACAGACTTAACAAACTTATCTTCCTGTCAATCTGGTGGATCTGCTGCTTTAGCTGCTCTTACTTCAACAGAACTTGGTATTCTTGACGGAGCAACTGTAACGACTGCTGAATTAAACTTAATTGATGGTGGAACATCTGCAACTTCAACAACACTTGCAGCAGCAGATAGATTTCTTTGTAATGACGCTGGAACTATGAAACAGGTAGCACTATCTGATCTGGTTACATTCCTCGAAGATGAATCAGCATCTAGTTTCGACATAGATGGGGGATCGTACTAGAATCTAATTAATAGGAGAGCGATCCAATGTCAAACACAATTAAGCTAAAAAGAGGTAGTGGTAGCGATCCAGGTGCTAGTGACCTAGTTGTTGGAGAAGTAGCGGTAAGAACAGATACGGGTAAATTATTTACGAAGAAAGATGATAATTCTATAGCTGAAATATCAGGTGGAATAGATGATGGAGATAAAGGAGATATTACAGTATCGAGTTCTGGATCTGTATTTACTATTGATAATGATGCTGTTACTTATGCAAAAATACAAAACGTATCAGCAACAAACAGAATTTTAGGTAGAGATTCTAGTGGTGCAGGGGTAATTGAAGAAATAACACCAGCTAATTTACGCACCATGTTAAACGTAGAAGATGGTGCGACAGCAGATCAAACAAAATCAGATATTGATGGACTTGGAATCGCAGCTTCTACAGCAGCAACACTAGCTACAGCAAGAAATATCGGTGGAGTTTCTTTTAACGGATCTGCAAACATAAATTTACCAGGTGTAAATACAGGAGGAAACCAAGATACATCAGGAACAGCAGCGATAGCAACTACAGTAACAGTTGCAGATGAATCTTCAGACACTTCTTGCAATATCTTATTTGCGACTGCTGCGACAGGTAATCTCGCTCCAAAATCAGGAACTAACTTAACTTTCAACTCTTCATCAGGAGTTTTAACAGCTACAGGATTTGCTGGTGCGTTAACAGGAAACGTAACTGGCGATGCTTCTGGATCATCAGGATCTTGTACAGGAAACGCTGCTACAGCAACAGCTTTAGCTTCTGCTCGAACCATAGCTGGTGTTTCTTTTGATGGAACTGGCAATATTTCTTTAAATAATAATGCGATTACAAATGGTGCTGGCTATATAACTACAGTTGCAGATACAACAATTGCTCCTTCTACTATTGATATGGAGGATAATGAAAAAATAAAACTTGGAAATTCAGATGATTTAGAATTGTATCACGATGGAAGTGATAGTTACATTGATGATGCAGGGGTTGGTTCATTATTAATAAGAACAACTACAAATAGTAACGTCAGCATAAAAAGTAGTTCTGCATTTATGGCAAAATTTCAATCTGGAGATAGCGTTGAACTTTATCACAATGGAACAAAAAAAGCGGAAACAGCTTCAGGAGGTTTTACAGTCTCAGGAACTTGTACAGCAACAGCTTTTTCTGGTGATGGATCTTCATTAACAGGAATATCGGCTGGAGCAACTGGAGGGGGAAGCGATGAAATTTTCTACGAGAATGGGCAAAATGTAACTACTGACTATACTATTACTAATGGCAAAAACGCTATGTCTGCTGGTCCGATCACTATAGATAGTGGTGTTACTGTTACTGTAGGATCAGGTGAAACTCTTACTATTGTTTAATTATGAAAGCAATTATTGAAAAACAAATCCTTGAATGGAAAGAAGAACTAGCAAAACAGGTAAAAACTAAAGAGCAAGCTGAAAAAGTTTTAGCTGAAAGTAATAGAAATATACTTATGATCGAGGGCGGTTTACAGGCGAAGGAGTTGTTACTGCGGAAGATCGAGTCAGAAAACCAGCCATCAGGTATAGTGGAGCTAAACCAAGAATCAAAGCCAAAACCATCAAAGTAATTGGCACACTTGCTTTTAGGAGGGCATCTTTAATCATGTTTCAAAAAATCGCTAACATTCTTTCTATAGTTTCCTTCGTATTGGTGTCATCTGTCATCGGTGGAGGGTACTTTGGTTATAAATATGTAACATCAGAACAATTTCAAACAAAAATGATGAATAAAGTTCTTGGAGGAGTTAGTGGCATGATGCCTAAAGTATTAGATGAAGGTTTACCTGAGATGGTACAACCATCAATGGATCTACCAGATGGTTTTGGTATCTAATGAAATGTTATTGGTGCGGTACAGAATTAATAATAGGTGGTGACATTGATATTGAAGATGGGATGAATGGTTATCCTGAGTTTTCGGTAATGACTAATTTATCTTGTCCTAAATGTCATTCAGAAGTAGAGGTATTAAAGAAACGAGATGCCTTCGATTGAGATACCTGACATAAGTATTCGTGAGATTTATATACCAGACGTTCCAGAAATATATACTCCTCATTACATAACTATTACTGAGCCACCTGAGATTGATGCCCCTGGTTGTACTTATCAGCATCGAGATATAAAGAATACTGGCAATCGTAATTTGTTATTGGAAGATCCTAATGGAGTGTTTACTACCTGTGATTTTCCCTTTCCTAGCTTTATACCTCTTGATTATTCTCCTGAGAATTTAGTGATTGTAGAAGAAGTTCCGATGAATAATTCTACTCCTGATCTTCCTAAGACTGAACAGGCTGAAGTACCAAAGATACCAGAAGATAAACCACCAGTTTTACCTCCCTGTCCTGGTAAATCTAATCAGAGGGTTGGAGACTTTCGTAACGAAAAACGATTGGAACGTGCTATTGGACATAAAAGAGGAGATGATGGGATCGAGTGCATCACTATCTATGAAAACGTTCCGTTTAAAGATCAGTACATTCCAGAAGTTTCTACTCTTGTATCTACTGTTGTTATCGGCTTGGTCGCTGCCAGTAGTCCACTACTTCTTAACGCAGTCAAACCTTTAGTAAAACAAGTAGTTAAAAAGCTGACAAAAAAGAAAGATAAGTTATAATAAAAGAACCCTATTTTTCTGGCGATGGATAGGGTGTCTAGGTAGGCAAGTTCACCCGTACTTGTCTACTGCTTTAATTTATGAGTATGTGGGATAACTTGATTTGGTGGAACAGTAACTACAATATCTTCACAAGTAATAGCACTAGGAGTATTAGACTTAAAGGTAACACCTAACTTTGCCTGTTTCGCACACATCTCCAGACGATATAAACTAATCTCCATTTTTGTCTTTTTAATCAATAATTCTTGTGCTTCCATATTTATCTCTGCTGCTCTATGACATAGCTCTCCACCACGACCCAAAGGAATATTGAACTGCATAGAAATACCATAATTTAAGTTATAGTTATCCTTTTCAAATCTTGGAGTTTTTGTTGTATATTTTACTGCTCCTGTAGTTTCATCATAAATTTCTTGATAAGTAAACTCTTCTATGGGTCGATTAAATGACCAAGAATCGGTTAAGTATGGAGTAATCGTCATACTTGGAGAAGTACAAGTAATTCCCTGAGAATATCTATTTTGTGGCAACGAAGATGGAGTTATCATGGTTGCATTATTATTTACAACTCCCTGTGCTGTACTGTTAGGAGAAGCTACTGTTGTATTAGCCAAAACCCTTGCAGGGCAAAGGATTAGAGCTATTGCCCAAATGTAGTTGTAGTTTCTGTTGTTGTGCTTGTATTTATTGTTCTTGTTATAGTTGTTACTGTGTCTAATCCTGGGGTTATTAGAGTTTCTTGAAGAGAGAAAGCTGAACCTGGGGTTGTTATTTTCCATCTTGGAACGGCTTCTAAGTTTGGTGAAGTCCAACTAAAATTTACTCCTCCAACTGTTTGT